GCGCGCCCGCTCTCCTCCCCAACCCCGCAGCCTGAAGGAGAACGCCATGTCCACGTCGCTCCCCATCCTCACTACGTCGCGCCAGAGCGCCGCCCGGCGCTGCCAGCGCGAGCACCACTACTCCTACGGGCTCGGCTACCGGCCGGCGGTCGACGCGGAGCCCCTCCGCTTCGGCGGCCTCATGCACCTCGGCCTCGACGCCTGGTGGAAGGCGGTCGGCGGGCAGCAGACCCTCGCCGGCGACACGACCCCGCTCGACTTCGCGATCGGCGCGATGCAGGGCGAGGCCGACCCGTTCGACCGGGTCCGCGCGGAGGCCCTGATGGTCGGCTACGACGCCCGGTGGACGGACGCCGCCGAGCTCTACGAGGTCCTCGCCGTCGAGGAGCGCTTCGAGGCTCCACTCGTCAACCCCGAGACCGGAGCCCCGAGCCGCACCTGGATCCTCGGGGGGAAGATCGACGCCATCGTCCGGGAGAAGTCCACCGGCCGCGTGCTCGTCGTCGAGCACAAGACCGCCTCGAGCGACATCACCCCGGGCTCCGACTACTGGAAGCGCCTCCGCATCGACGGCCAGATCTCGACCTACTTCGCTGGCGCCGCCGCGCTGGGCCACGACCCGCAGGCCTGCATCTACGACGTGATCGCCAAGCCGGCGCAGCGGCCGAGCCAGATCCCGGTGCTCGACGAGGACGGCGTGAAGATCGTGCTCGACGCCGCCGGCGCCCGGGTCCGGACGAAGGACGGCAAAAAGTGGCGCGAGAGCGCCTCCTCGGCCGAGGGCTACATCCTCCAGACGCGGCAGGAGACGCCGGAGGAGTACCGCGCGCGGCTGCTCGAGGCGATCGCCTCCGACCCCACCGGCTACAGCCAGCGCGGGGAAGTGGTCCGCCTCGAGGCGGAACTCGCCGAGGCCGCCTTCGACGCCTGGCAGGTGGCGAAGCAGCTGCGCGAGGCCGAGCTCGCCGGGCGCTTCCCCCGCAACCCGGACGCCTGCGTCCGGTACGGCTCCACCTGCCCGTTCTTCGACGTCTGCACGGGTACCGCCTCGCTCGAGGACCCCGAGCGGTTCCGCCGTTCCGAAGTCGTCAACCCCGAGCTCGCCGACCAGGCGAGCGCCGCCTGAAGGAGACCCCATGGCCGCCCCCACCGCAGCGAAACCCCTACCCGCTCCGTCCCCCACGCCGAAACTCACCCTCGCCCGCGTCTCGCGGGGGCGCGTCGAGCACGCCGCCTGGTTGCACGTCTACGGCCCAGAGGGCGTCGGCAAGTCCTCGCTCGGCGCCGCCGCGCCCGAGCCCATCTTCATCGACGTCGAGCAGGGCACGATGAACCTGGAGACGACCCGCTTCCAGTTCGACGACGCCGGCCGGACGATGCCGACGAACTTCGACGAGCTGCTTGAGTCGGTCCGCGTCATCGAGCGGGAGACCCATCCGTACAAGACTCTGGTCCTCGACACGCTCGACGCCGTCGAGGCGCTCATCTGGCAGCACATCTGCGCCCGCGACGGGAGGGAGAACATCTCCTCCTACGGCTTCGGCAAGGGCGAGAACATCGTCGCGCTCGACGAGTGGCGGAAGCTCATCGCCGCGCTCGAGCGCGTCCGGGCGAAGGGGATCAACGTCCTCACGCTCAGCCACTCGGTGGTGAAGCGGTTCGACGACCCGGAGAGCGAGGGCTGGGACCGCTACATCCTGAAGCTCCACGAGAAGGCGGGCGGGCTGGTGAAGGAGCGCGCCGACGCGGTGCTATTCGCGAAGTTCGAGACGGTGCTGAAGCAGAAGTCGAAGGGCGACCAGAAGAAGCTCCGCGCGATCACCACCGACGCGCGCTTCCTCTACACGAAGAAGACGGGCGCCTTCGACGCGAAGAACCGCTACGACCTGCCGGAGGAACTCCCGCTCGACTGGAACGAGCTCTGGACCGCCATCCAGTCGCACCGCCCCGCGGACCCGAAGGACCTGGTCGACGCGATCAAGGCGAAGGCCGAGAAGCTCCCGGCCGATCTGAAGGCGAAGACGCTCGGCTTCCTCACGGCCGCCGGCGACGACGCCGTGAAGCTCTCGAAGCTCAACGTGTGGGTCAACACCAAGCGGGCCGAGCTCGGCCTCGAGGAGGAGTAGGTCATGCTGAACGAAGGCAACTACAGGGGTCGTCCGGTCCGCGCCGCGCTGGGGCTCACGAGCACCGGCAAGGAGCAGATCGGCGTCCAGTTCGAGTTCGTCGAGCCGGCCGGAACGCGGCTCACCTGGTACGGCTACTTCACGGACGCGGCGACGGAGCGGACGGTCGAGTCGCTGCGGCACTGTGGCTGGCGCGGGGACGACCTCTCGGTCTTCGCGGAGGGACAGCCGCTGCCCGAGGGGTTCGACCAGGAGGTCGAGCTCGTCGTGAAGCACGAGGAGTACCAGGGCAAGACGAGCGCCCGGATCGCGTTCATCAACGGCGGCGGCGGGCTGGCGATGAAGGAGGCGCTCACGCAGGACCAGGCGTCCGCGTTCGCGAAGCGGATGAAGAGCCGGATCGGCGCCTTCGACCGGGCGGCGGGGCGCGCGCCGGCGCCGACCGCCACGCAGCAGCAGCTCCCGAGGCCGGCCGCCCCGCGGCCCGCTCCCGCGCCGCGCCTGGCGGCCGCGCCCTCGCCGGCGGACCAGCCGCCGCAGGAGCTGCTCGACGAGCAGGCCGGCCAGCAGGACGACGTCCCATTCTAGGAGGCGCTCATGGCCGCGGCGCACTTCCAGTTTCTCTACGAGGTCCAGGGCGAGCAGGTCTCCGTGCGGGCCTACGTCGGCCCGGAGGGTGGTCCGAACACGCAGGCCGGGACGATGCTGATGGCGAAGCGCGACTGGTGGGAGCTGGCCGAGATCTTGATGTCGGCGTGGCCGAAGCGCGTGGACTTCGTCCGGCTCGAGCCGGCGAAGGCGGAGGTGGCGAATGGCTGACCAGGAGACGCTGGTCGACGAGCTGCACGGGATCGTGCACGACCTGGTCGACGCCGCGGTCGACTCCGGCGACGCCTGCGACGACCCGACGCTGAGCTGCCCGTGCATGGTCTGCCGGGCGATCCGGATTCTCGCCCGGGACGAGGGGGCCGGCCGGTGCGTGATCTGCGGCTGCAACGAGGACCACGCCTGCGAGCCCGAGGGCCGCGGGTGGGCGGACGAGACGCGGCGCATCTGCGACCGCCATCCGCCCGAGGACGTCGCCACGGCGAAGCTCGTGCTCGGCATCCACGCCGAGTACCGAGCGTGGCGCGAGAGGACCGTCGGCCGGTGACCGCCCCCGCGCCCGTCCACGAGCCGAAGGCCTGCCGGAGCTGCTCAGCTCCGATCTTCTGGGCGCAGCGCGTGGACGAGCGCGGCCAGGTGGTCCTGAAGCCCGACGGCAAGCCGAAGGCGATCCCGGTCGACGCCGAGCCGTCCGAGAAGGGCAACGTGCAGCTCGCCGCGCGCGGCACCGGGATCGTGGCTCGCGTCCTCGGCAACGACCAGGCGAAGAAGGTCCGCGACGCGGCGTGGGCACTCGGGGGGAAGCACGCGCTGAGGCTGTCCCACTTCGCGACGTGCAAGCACGCCGACGAGTGGAGGAAGCCGTGACCGGCGACACCGTGACGTTCGACGTCGAGGTGGTCGAGGCCGAGAGCGAGAAGGCCATCCTCGTCGAGATCGAGGGCGAGAAGCACTGGGTGCCGAAGAGCCAGATCCACGACGACTCCGAGGTCTATTCGAAGGCCTCGGGCGGCGGGGACCTCATCGTCTTCACGTGGTGGGCCGAGCAGAAGGGGCTGGTTTAGCCGTGCCCTCGCCCTGGCGCCGCCTGGTCTGCCGTCTCTTCGGCCACTCGTACGTCGTCGCCGGCGTCGAGGGCCTTCTGGAGTTCCACGTCTGCCGTCGGTGCGGCTCTCTCCCCTACTCCCGAGGTTTGCTATGAGGGCGATCGACTTGACTGGAACGCGCTTCGGCGCGCTTGTCGCCCTGGCGCGCGCTTCGTCGCGCAGCAAGCACTCCAGGTGGTTGTGCCGTTGCGACTGCGGCCGCGAGGCAGTCGTCGCCCTAAGCCACCTCCGCACCGGACACTCCGTGTCGTGCGGCTGCGCCAAGCTCACCCGCGCCAAGTCGCCTCGCACGTACGCGAGCTGGCTGGCGATGCTCGACCGATGCACGAACCCAAATCACCCTGCCTACGCACGATACGGGGGGGCCGCGGCGCGCAGTGTGCGCCCGCTGGCGGGACTTCCGTCGTTCCTCTCCGACATGGGCGGATCAACGGCCTCCTCGAGGAGGGCTTCACGAAGGCCGAGATCGCGCGGCGGATGGGGTACTCGAGCCCGGCCATCCAGTTCCGCCGCACCCGGATCACCGCGCGCAACGCGCTGCGCGTGCAGCGGCTCGAGATCCTCGGCACGCTCGTGGAGGTCGACTAGGCCATGAGCCTCGCCACCGAGCCGCAGCTCGACAGCGTCCACGGTCGAATCGCCGACGTCTACGCCGATCGCGACGAGCGGAGGGGCGCGTGGCTGAAGCTACTCTTGACGAAGGGAGGCACCTGTCACGCCTGCGGCGCGTCGGTCAACGACGGGATGATGGAGAAGCACCCCGGCGTCTGTGGCGTCTGCTTCCTGAAGCGCAAGGTCCGCCCGGATCCGGAGCTGCTCGCCGAATTGGCCGCGCTGTCGGCCGCGCCAGAGTCGCTCGCGCCCGCCCTCAAGACCTTCACCCCTGACCCGCCGGCGAGCGTGCCGGCCGAACCGAAGCCCGAGGAGACCGCCATGGCCTGTCCCGAGTGCAAGAGCCCCAGCCGCCACAGGACCGGTTGCTCGAAGAACCCCGAGAAGAAGCCCACGCCGGCGCCGGCGAAGAGGGTCCCGCTCGCACCGACCCGCCAGGACGTGGCGCCGACGAAGTGGGCGAAGGCGCTCTCCGCGATGGAGGGCCCCGAGCTGGTGAACCTTCGCGACGCGGTGACCGCGGAGCTGCACCGGCGCCGGGACGCCGCCGAGAAGGTGCTCCAGGAGCTCAAGAGCGCGCTCGGGGAGGCGGCGTGACGAAGCGGAAGGGGCGCACGGCGGGACCCAGGGGCTACCTGCCTCGGGTGGCGAAGTCCGAGGACTGGACGACGCCCCAGCACATCATCGAGGCGGTCCTGCGGGCGTTCGGCGGTGGGATCGACCTGGACCCCTGCTCGAACCCGGACAGCATCGTGCCGGCGGGGAGGCGGATCTGGCTGGCGAAGTGGCGGGACTGGTACCTCGAGGACCACCAGGAGCTGCCCCTCGACGTGGAGGTCGGCGACGGGCTCCTGGCCACGTGGGGCGGCAACGTCTTCTGCAACCCGCCCTACTCCTCGGGGACGATGGGCGCCTTCATGTCGCGGGCGGAAGGGATGGTCGAGGCCCGCGGGGGCAGCGCGATCTTCCTCGTCCCCTCGAAGACCGACATCCGAGCGTGGCAGAAGCACGTGCGGAGCGCCTCGGCGGTCTGCTTCATCGACGGCCGGCTGACCTTTGGTGGTGCGGAGGCGGGGGCGACGTTCCCGAGCGCGCTGGTTCTGTGGACGGCTGACCGGGCGCTGCCTCACCGGTTCGCCCTGGAGACCTGCGAGCTGGGGCAGGTCTGGAGGCCGGCCTGATGGACTTCACCGACTACCAGAAGGCCGCCATGCGGACGGCCGGGAAGACGGAGCGACCTTTGGACGCGCTGGCGTGCGCCGGGCTGGGCGTCGCCGGCGAGGCGGGCGAGGTCGCGGACCTCATCAAGAAGCTCTCCGAGCTCCGCGAGCCCCTCCGCCCGGTCCTCCGGCGCGCCTCCCCCGCCACCATCGCCCGAGCCGTGCTCCGCCTTCGGGCCCGCGGCATCGTCACCACCACCAGCACCGGGAGCCTGACGTGAGCCGATTCGCACAGAACACAAGCGTCCCGGTCGAGCGCTCGCGTTCCGAGATCGAGCGGACGCTGGTGAAGTACGGCGCCAGCGGCTTCGGCTACGCCTGGGATCGCGACGGCGACGGCCAGGAGCGGGCGATCCTCACCTTCCTCCTCCGCGACCGCCGCGTGCAGTTGGACGTGCCCATGCCGTCCGAGCCGAAGGAGCAGCGCCAGCGGTGGCGCGCAATGCTGCTGGTCATCAAGGCGAAGCTCGAAGCCGTCGAGAGCGGGATCGGATCACTCGAGTCCGAGTTCCTCGCGAACATCGTCATGCGCGACGGCCGGACGATCGGCCAGGAGATCCTGCCCCGGCTCTCCGAGGCGATCTCATGGGCGCGGCTGCTTCCGCCGGCGGGAGGCGCGACGTGAGCACCCCCCTTCCCCCGAT